TTTATTAAGTTACTTTGTTACATTTATATTATCGAATACTATTCGTACTTCGTTTGCAAATTTGTTTATTTCTATTTAAGTTTAGTATTATTTTGTATTCATATATATTATCGATAACTACACGTACTACGTTTGCAAAGTGCTATACAGCGTATGCTATACGCTATACGCGGCGTACCGCGGAGTATACTCTTCCGCTCCTATTTCAAAAGCAGGCCGTAAGCCGGACCAGATGCCAGAGCCAGGATCTTAGTCCCGCTCCAGGATCTCGTGCCCGATCACTTTGGATGTGGCTTCATCCCGATAGCACACGCGCAGATAATTGCTGAGGTGCTGCTCGTTGCTGAACCGAACCACGCGACTGTTATAATTGCCGCGCCAGTTCTTCGTGTCGATACGAACCAGCATCAGATCGATTCCCAGAACAGATCACGCTGCTCGTTTGTTAGACCTATCAGGTTGTCCTGACCGAACATCTGCTGGCAGATTACAGTTCTGCGCTCAGACTCTTTAATGTTTCGCATGACTTCATCCCATGCTTGTTGATTTGTTTGATACATAATTATTAGTTTTATTTGTTATACATTTATATTATCGGTGTGTCACCGTGTTATGTTTGCAAAGCTCTAGCCGTAGATCCCAAAGGATGTTGGCGCGCCGTGCTCGATCATGTGTGCTACGATTGCGATCAGGCTCAGGCCAATGAATGCTGTTGTGCCGTAGACCACGATGCCTGTTGCGATGTTGATCAGTCTGTTGTGGTGGAATGTTCTGTTAGTTTTCATATTGTTATTGTTATTTGTTATTCATATATATTATCGGGTGACCAGCGTAGTACGCTTGCAAAATTTTCAGGACCAGAGTTCAGGACCAGGCTACAGCACAGCCAGGGCCGCGGACCAGGACCAGGATCCTGCCCAGGAAAAAGGCTAAACCCTGCACGGAATCCGGACAGCCAGGCTCGGACAGCTGCGGACCCAGACCCAGGCAAAGGCCAGACTCCAGGCCAGACCCGGGAAAAACACAGGGGACCCCCTAAAAAAAAGTAACTTTCCGCACGGCAAAAAAAAATTGTATAGCATAGCGTAACACAATCGTTCCAAGTATCTAAAAAAATTTTTATTATATTTTTTTTCTCGTCTACGACGTTAGCTAGTTATATAGAAATAGTAATAACCTATTGTCACTATTGGATTAATAATAATAAAAACAGCGTAATCATAGAGAGTATGAGACAACAGTTATCGCCACAAGCACGAAGAGACAAAGCGGCAAGAGATAAAGCCTATGCGATGTCACCTGCTAGAAAAGCGAAGAAAGCTCACGCTCAAAGAGAACGTAGGAAGAATCCGTCTGAAGCAGAAGGACAAGACTATGATCACAAAAGACAAAAGTTTGTTTCTGTAAAATCTAACAGAGGAAACGAGGGGCAAGGTACCCAGAGCGAAAGTGGCGCAAACTATAATACAGACTAACATGGCAAGAATAAGTACATACGCATTAGACACCAATATAAAGGGTACAGATAAATTAATAGGTACCGATGTTGAGAATAACAATGTTACAAAGAATTTCTCTGTCAAAGAGTTAACTGATTACATTAGTGAGAACGAGGCTGCTGATTTAGATTTAGTAGGTATAAAGTTAAGGTGGAACCAAGACCAAACCTACAGTTCTCAAAGAGCCTGGAACAATACTAGTATGGTGGTGGCAGTACCACGATTATACATGGAGTTTGAAAATCTAACTTTAGAGCCTGGTGTAACTTACGAGGTTGTTATAGAGAGATTTACTAAGAAAAGAAAAAGAGGAGCGAGTGCTTCAGGAAACAAATCTTCTGGTATGAAGATAGAAGAGCCAGCAAACACAGCACCTCCTTACGATGTAAGACCTGTTTCTCTGCCTATAAATAATGCAGCGGGTGATTGGTATGATTTTAAATTTGATTATTACTTTAAACTATCATTTCCATTGCTTTCAGGCTACAGTTCTATAACTAATCATTTTCCTAACAACACGAAATTGCCTATAGGATTTAGAATTAAAAAAACAAAAAAAGGAGTAGTGACATATTCACACACTCTTAGAAAAATAAACTTAACTGGAGGAATCGCTGACGATCAAAAAAAGAACGGCATCGCATTCTCTGAATTATAAATAAAGTACATGGGCGCTATTTTTAGTACTCCCGGTGTTCGTCGGTATTCATATCGCGGCCGCTGGGTGAACTGCATTCAGCACCCCTGCACGACTCCTTGATATAGTGACACTGAGTCTCTTCTTGCATTTTTTGTGGGGATAGGACCCTGTCCCTGTGATAGGTTGCACAGTCAGCGACAATAGGTAGTAATTTGCTTCGTAGTGGATTTACGTCGCCAATTTGAAGTTGAAAGTGAAGACGGCGATCCTAGACATCTATTCTTGTATGGGTCTTCCTTCTTGCACTGTGAGTAAAACCCGCCCTATGCCAAAGGTGCGGTGGATTGAAAGGTGCATAACCTTTCTTAACATAAGGCATTAATACGTTAACCTGAGCGGTTGCCCTCTAGACTTTGGAGAGGGGCCTCTGTAACTGTTACGTCCTGATTTTCCCCCTTAGCGGGGGGAACTTCGGGGCCTCTGACGACTTCATGCCTCTGTCCATAACTTATGGCGACCGAGGGAGTACACCCCGTCTCTAACCTGCGTCCCTTTTTGGCCTTTAACCTAGAATAACATTGTGCCCGGATCGAAGCCTATTCCTGCAGCAGAAGCGGCGCTGAAAGCTTTGCATTAAGTGGACACCAGCTCGATATGGTTGCATTCTAGTAACGGACTACCCATAGGAACAGCACCCGGGCATCGTAGTAGTTTCTTTGGCTCCCCTCAAAAGGAGTCACTGGGATGAAAAGGTGCAGCAGTGACCCCTCGGATCTGGATATGGAGATGCGTCGAGTACGGATGAAACGTAACTGTACTTCAAACGCCGACGATAGCCGGACATGCAACTGACAAGGATTGAGTAGGCTTATGGCTGAAATTTCTTTTACTTGAGGTAGCGCTTAATCGCTCTACTAGACGGGCTCTGAATACTGCAAAACTTGTATTTTGGGACGACTTTGATCTATTCATTGGTGCGGGGGTGCTGTAATTAGCGCCCAATTATAACGAAACACATGGACTTTAGCGAGTACCATGTGTTTTTGTATTAATATATTAGTAAAATGAGTAATAATAACTTTATAAACCAAAATTAACTTACAAAACCTAAACCAATGACAGTTTATTACCAGACTAATTCGTGGAGTAGTCAACCACAACCAACAGAAGATCGATTAGAATTATGGAACCATATTGCTGATAAAGCTAACTGGCGAATAGTTCAATTACCAAACGGATATTACCAAACGGAATATCAAGATCTTAGAAAAGACGACGAGTGGGTTGATATAACAAGAAGAGAAACAATGGAAGCTGCGGAAACTTCTATAGATTCTACTATCGAACACTACAATAAAAAATTAGAATTTATAAAAGGCCCCAAAGTGGTTAAAACTTTCAAATAAAAACAAAAAATGGGATATTTAGTAATAGAGACTCAAGAACAGGGTCAAATAGTAATTGATGGCAGTCGTGTTCTAAGCATAATAAAAGGCAAAAAGAATAATGACTATTATTTAGACTTAATACTTGGGGTTCAAAAAAATAACCCTAATAAAAATGATATAGTAAGGTTAGAGTTCTCTGGCGATATAACAGGAGAAACTTTAGAGCAGTACAATGCAGCTTTAATACAATGCGAAGTGGAAGCTTTCGTGAACGTTTTGCCAGCTGAAGGCGAAGAAGTCTTTGATGTTAAGTTTAATCCTTCAACACCAGCAACTGGTTCTTCAATTAGGGATTCTTTCTCTGGTACCTTTGTAAACTTTGGAGCGGCAGGAGGATCTGCTGATGTACTTGGAGGTGATACTGTAAATTGGGGTACAGAATTAACTACAGCGTCGGATCATTTAGGTAATTTAACTATAATGGATGATTGTAAAATTAAAGCTGTAGCTGTTAAGTGGTCAAGCACCGTTGGTATGACTACTATAAACAATAATGCTACTGTTTCTTTTAGGTTTTCTAAAGCTATAAACCCTAATTTGAACGTGACGCAAGCCTCTACTTGGGCAACCGCTGGAGCAATACAAAAACAATGGAGAACCTCTGATGGAGATTACCCTGGGTTTTATGAAGATGTTAGCAATTTAAACCTAACATACGAAAAAGGGAATTTATTAGCATTTACTGCATCTACATCCACTGGGTTTTCAAATACAGGTGAAGATGTTGAGGTTACTTTAATATTAGAAGGGGTTGATAGCCCAGTAGTGGTTCAAGCGTAGATAAAAAATAACCCTGCCGGGTAAAAGGCAAATTAAATTTAATTAAATAAAATACATGGAAACAAACAATCCAAGCGATATAGTGAAGACACTGACATTCGGTGAACCTGCTAGAAATGAAATAATGCAAGGCGTTGATAAATTAGCAAGCGCAGTGAGGTCCACTTTAGGAGCCTCGGGAAAATGCGTAATATATGAAGATGCTTTGGGTAGACCGGTAATTACAAAAGATGGTGTAACCGTTGCGGAAAGCGTAGTCTTATTACATCCGGTTGAAAATATAGGAGCAACCTTAATAAAGGAAGCTGCTAGCAATACAGTAAGAGAGGCTGGTGACGGTACCACGACGGCTACCGTACTGGCTGATTCTCTGTTAAAAATAGCTAATGAAAGTTTAAATGAAGAAAAAGTTAGAGGTATTAAAGATGGCATTATTAGTTGTGCTAACAAAGTTAAGATACATCTTGATAAGTCCAGTACTCCAGTTGAAGGTGAAATGTTACGGAGTGTTGCTACAATTAGCTGTAACAACGATGTTGAGCTTGGAAGAAAAATTGGAGAAGCTTACGAAAAAGTTGGAAGTAATGGAGTCGTATTAATGGAAGAGTCTGAAACGAACGAAACTTACGTGGAATTCGTTGAAGGAGTACAATTTGATTCAAAATTAAAATCAATACATTTAGCGACAGACAAAGACAAGAGATCTGCTGTTTTAGATAACCCCTATGTGCTTATTGTTTCCTCTCCTATTCCTAATATAAGAAGAATACAAAACGTCTTAGAACACGTTATAAAGAACAAAAGAAGTTTATTAATAGTTTCAGAAGTAGAGCAACAACCTTTAGCTACTTTGATATCAAATAAAGTGAAAGGTAATATTAAGGTAAACATTATAGATACACCTGGTTTTGGGCCAACAAGACAAGATACTATAGAAGATTTAGCTATATTGACAAATGCTACTATAATAGATGAATCACTTGGAGATGACTTAGATTTAATAGATCCTAATGTATTAGGTGAAGCCGTTAAATCAGTCACTGACGAAAAAGGCACAGTGCTGCAAGTTGAAACAAATGGAGATATTTTAAATGAAAGAATATCTTTTGTTGAAAATAAGATTGCAGATGAGACTAATCCTTTCTTTAGAAAAAAGCTAGAACAAAGATTATCTATGCTAACTGGTAAAGTTGGTATTATAAGAGTTGGAGCTGATTCCAAAGTGGAATTAAAAGAAAAGAAAGATAGAGTTGAGGATGCCATTCATGCGACAAAAGCCGCTTATAAAGAAGGTATTGTTGCTGGTGGAGGTGTAGCTTTACTAAATGCTTCACAGAAAATTAAACCTGCTAACAGGGGTGAGGAAATATTGCTAGAAGCAATCAAAGCACCTTACTACACCATATTAGACAACGCGGGTATTGTAGAGATCAAAAAGCTTACTATTAAAAATAGAGGTATTGATGTTAAGACTGGCAAAGAAGTTAATATGATTAAAGCAGGTATTATAGATCCGGTTTTGGTTACAAAATCGGCGCTAAAAAATGCAGTAAGTGTTGTAACAACAATAATATCTGCAGACTGTGTAATTAGTAATAAAAGATTAGCATAATGAAAGCAATTAATTATTACTTAATAGTAGAAAAAATAAAAGAGGCTCCGAAGAAAGTAGGAGGCTTAGAGCTCACTGAAAAACAAAACAAAGATATTAGATACCTAAAAGCTAAAGTAATTAGTGTTGGTGATCAAGTACCTGTAATAGCTAAAGACGATGTGGTTTGGTATGATAAACACGCAGGACACGGTATAGAGTGGGACGATAAATTTTATTTAGTTTTAAAAGCTCCCGATATAGTTCTTATAGAATGATATTTACTAGCCAAGATTTAAGAGATATGAATTTGTTTAAGTATTATAGGCTTGTTAGAAGATGGGCTTGTAAAACTTATGATCTTAAAGATGCTGATTTAGAGTTGCTGATATATTTAGATTGTAAAAAACTTTTTACTAGGAATGATTTTATTAATGGTACTTATACTTATAGTTGGGATAAAAATCGCTGGGAGCGATTAAGAAGAGATGGCTGGATTGATGTTTTTAAAGAACGGAATAGAACAACCTCAAAGTATGCTGCCTATAAAGTATCACTAAAGTGTAGTCAATTAATAATGCGAATATATAGAATATTATTAGGACAAGAAGATTTACCGGTTTCACGTAATAGTAAATTTTACAAAAACAAAACATATACTGATAAAGTTTATAATAAAGCTATTGATGATATGATAAACGACAGCGAAAGATAATGGGATTTAGATTAAAAGAATTTTCAGACCTTGTAGGTATAGATAAAGAAACATCCTCTTACAACACTCCGGTGTTTAAAAAAGAACTAGAGGGAGGCATACTAGCTGAGGCTAATAATGACGGTACTATATTTATAGACAAAGCATTAAAAGGCAAGGCTAAGGAGGACGCTATTAAACATGAACAAGTTCATTTAGACCAGATGGCTCAAGGTAAGTTGCAGTATGATAACAATACGGTAACATGGAAAAAAGACACCAAATCCCCCGCTAGAGTATACAAAAGAGATCAAATGAACGAAGGGGCAGAAAATCTGCCTTGGGAAAAAGAAGCATACGAAAATTCATAAAAATGGGATATAAAGCAAAATCAATAACAAGCAAAGCGTCAAGCGCCTGCAAAATGAATATGGCTCTTATAAAAGGAGAGGCTAAAATTGGAGCAGTTAAGAAAGCTGGCATAGGTGATTTACAAGCAGAATTTGACGCAGGGAGACAATCAGAAGAATCTTCTCCAGCTGAAATGAGAAGCTCCCCAGCTAAATTACCAATTGCAGCTATAGCGAAAGCGGCCCCTATGATATTAGGTGCTTTAGGCGGAGGTAAAAAAGGCGGCGGTGGCGGCGGTGGCACAAAAGTAGTTGTTAATAACTCAGCTGATGCAAATGCAAGTTCAGAAAGTAATAGCCAAGCAGCAAACGCGATAGACCCTAAATAATAAAACATAAGACATGAGCAAACCAATAACTAGCAGAGTAAAAAGATCACCTCTTTTTAAATATTCCCCTTTAAAGCAAGACACCCCTGCAACAGCCGGAGGTACTGAAGAGGGTGAAGAATCAACTAAAAAAGTAACCACGACTACAGAGGACCCAAACTTATCGGAGTTTAAAAAACGTTGCGGTAAATTCAAAGGTAAAAATTCTAAAGAAGCTAAATTGGCTGGCTGTGAATGGAAAGAGGGTGTAAAGGATCCAGAGCCTGTAACTACTACTAAAGAGGTTACTGTTAAAGGTGAAGACTTAGATTACGAAGGCACTTTACAAACAGCTAAGCAAGGTAGAGTTTTAGAGCCTTGGGAAATAAATCGTTTAAAAAGAGGGACTAGAAAAGCTACAAATGAAAGAGACCAGGCTGCTAGAAGACTGGATAAAAATAAAGGTGTTACTTTTAAAGACGGTAAATATGTATTAAACGACGATGCAACCGCTAAGGAGAGACGTAAGTTTAATAAGCAAAATGATCGATTTATAGATGCTGACAATACAGCAAAAAATCAAACATTAGCAAGAGAGTCTGGTAGACAAGCCGGAGAAGAGTATTACAAAGGGGATAGAGATAGAGGTTTAGGTGAACAATCAGATCCTGAACAAAAAGCTCAATTCAAAAGAGATGCTATAAAAAAGAAGAAAGCAGAGAAAGCCGCGGCCGCTGCAGCAGCAAAAGCAGCAAAAGATAAAGCTGAACTCGATGCTGCTAAAAAGGTAGCAGATGAAGAAAACCAGCAGATAGAAGCAGATGCTAACGGCGTAACTACAGGTCAAGCCGCTAATGCTATAGGCGCAAATGATATAGCCCCTATAAGTTTAGGAGGTGGGTTTGGTTCTGGCTTGGATTTATATAAACAATCTAGTTACGGTCCCTTAGCCATGACTAAAAAGGGTTATAATATGAAAGCTAAAAGCCCCGCAACTAAAAAACTACAAGGAGCTCAAAATACGTTACCCCCTCATTTACAAGCGGCTATTAAAGCAGCCCCCGGTAAAATGAGAAGCGCTTTAAAGAAAGGTTACTTTAAAAATAAATAATTATGGCTTATACTCAAAATAATCCCTTTAAAACATCAGATTGCGGTTGCGACTCGCCTTTAAAGAAAAAAGGAGACGCTCCATCTAGGAAAAAATCTAAAGGGTACTATAATAAAGCTAACAAGACAGGCACTGGAGCAGCAGCTGGAGGAGGTATGACCGCTAAAGGAACGGCTAAGTACAGAGCTGATAATCCAGGTAGTAAACTTAAAACAGCGGTTACTAAAGATCCTTCTAAATTAAAGCCAGGTGGTAAAGCAGCTAAAAGAAGAAAAGCTTTTTGCGCTAGATCCAAAAGTTGGACATCTGAAAGAGGTAGAGCGGCTAGACGAAGGTGGAATTGCTAATACATAAGATATGGAAATAATAGAGCACATTACAGGGGCATGTGGGGAAGCGCATGTAAACATAAATCATATTGCAATAATATCATTAGTAATTTTAACTTATGGAATCAAAAGGATTAGGAGATACAGTAGAAAAATTTACTAAAGCTACTGGTATAAAAAAATTAGCAGATAAAATACCTGGAGGGTGTGGCTGCAAAAAAAGAAAAGAAACATTAAATAAATATTTCCCATATAAAAATAAATAAGATGGCATATAAACAAAAAGGCTGCAGTCCTATAACCGCAAAAATTAAAAGAACAACCCAAGGAGGTATGGTAACACAACCTATATTAAACATGGGCGCTCCTGTTAAAATGAAAATGTCCTCACCTGCTAAAGATAGATATGACGGGCAATCCATTAAAAAAGGAGAAGATGGGCTAGGCACAATAGGGGGAAATCAGAAAGCTAACAACGCCATGCAAGCTATCCCCTCGGATGATATTTCTATGACTCCTTATTCAGTAAAAAAAGAGTACGCTAATCTTGTTGAATTAAATCCAAAGGTTAAGAAAACCGGCGTGATACACGGACCAAAGGTTAGTTACGATATGGCTTATGAGAAAGCTAAGAAAACTAAAAGGTATGCGGGTATGTCAAAAGCTGATTATATAAAGGAAGCGAAAAGACAAACAAAATCTTTTACTGGAACAGGAAACTGGGATGCTAAGCCGAAAAAAAGGAAAAAGGTAGCAGCTGTTTCAACGATTAAGTCAACAGGTATTAAGCCTTTATCAGTAGAAACAAAATTGACAGGAAAAATAGATGCTGCTGTTATAAAGCCTAAAGGTAAAAAAGTAGAGCCTACTAAAAAGCAAACTAGAAAGACAAAGTCTATTGATAAAAAATTAGCTAAAGCTAAAACTGCTAGAGATGCTGGAAACATTAAAAAAGCAGAAAGAAAAGAAAGAGCTGCAGAAAGAAAAGCGGCTAGAGTAGCAAGAAGAGCAACTAAAGCTGCTAAGCCTTCAGTAGCTAAACAAACACAAAAGCAGAAAGCTTCTAAAAAGGCTAAAACTGCCTATACTAAAAAGCTTAACAAGAGCGCACGTAAACCCGGCTATGTAAAGCACCCAACTTACACTTTGAACGGTGAGCCGCTAGAATATAACCCTAAATATGATCCGAAAAATCTAATAACTGATCAATCACAAAAAAGGGATAAAGCGTCGTTAAAGGACAATAAATAAAAATGAAAAAAATATGGGAATGGCTATCAGGTAGCGTTATCAAAGAGGTTGGTAACGTTATCGATAAGCTTACAACAACCAAGGAGGAAAAACTTGAGGCGCATAGGCTTATAACTGAAATATTAGAAAAAGCAGATAAAGAGGCTCAAGAACAAGTTACCGCAAGATGGGAATCAGATATGAAATCTGACTCTTTTCTTTCTAAAAATATTCGGCCAGCTGTTCTTATATATTTAACATTTATATTTACGGTATGTGCATTTTTCGATGGCAACATTGGGGAATTCGTAATAGCCGAGGAATATATACCAATATTTCAAACATTGTTAGTGACGGTTTATGGTGCTTATTTTGTTGGAAGATCTTGGGAAAAAGCGAAATCAATGCAATCTAAGTAGCATGTCAGAACTTAAGCCTAATTTTAAAATACAAAAAACCACTATAATGCAGCTTCCTGATGATAGATGGAGTTTGCAAGTGGGTTGCCCCGCTTATAGATTTATAGTCGATACACCTCAGGAAATGGTAATACAATATGCAAAATGCTTGTCTGATCCGGAGAATTGGTTCAAAGAAAACAAAGCGGCTATGGGTAATAAAGTATTAAAAGATGTTGATTTAGACGTAATTATTAATTATCTAAAGCAAAAATAAAAAAAATAACAATTAAATTTAATTAAATGAGTAAATTAGAAAAAAAAGAGCTGGACGAATTGCAAGCCGGCATACACAAGATTAATAATCTTCAATTGCAAATAGGGGGTATAGAAGCACAGAAGCACGAGTTATTACACGCTATAACCGAGGCGTCTAAAGAGTTCCAATCTAAGCAGTCTGAGTTACAAGACAAATACGGTAAAGTAGACATAGATATATCTACAGGCGAAATAAAAGAGAAAGATGAGTCTATTAAGGAAGATTAGCATAGGTAAAGACTATAAGAATGATGCGATGCACTACGCAGTAGGTCAAGAGGTTTACGGCGGGCATACTATAGTTAATATTATAGAAGAGAAAGATAAGTACTCTATTTATATACAGAAAGGGGACGACGTGTTACCTTGGAAAGATTTCAATAAAAACATGGCAATAGCTATTGAATATAATATAGATTATTAAATGAAAGCTATTTTTGAGTTTATTGTAAAACCTAAAAACAGCAGGACCAATAATGAAAAAGTAATTGGTGATTCAAAACTTATATTAAATACAGAATTGCAAAATCACAATTATGTAAGTAGAGAAGGTATAGTGATAGCAATACCACTAGGAATTGAAACAAGCATAAAAATAGGTGATGAGGTTATTGTACACCATAATGTTTTTAGAAGGTATAGAGATATACGAGGAAATGAAAAGAATAGCAAAAGCTATTTCGAAAATGACACTTTTTTTGTAAGCGCTGATCAAGTATATGCTTATAAAAGAAAAAATAAATGGGAAGCTTGTAAAGGTTATAATTTTGTAAAACCCATTCATGAAGATAAAATGTTTTCTATTAATTTTGAAAAGCCATTAATAGGAGTTATTAAAACAAAAGATCCAGATCTCAAAGACGTTGAAGAGCAGGATTTAATAGGCTTTAAACCTAGTAGCGAGTACGAGTTTATAATAGACAGGCAAAAGCTATATAGAGTACCAACTAATCAAATCACAATCAAATATGAACGTCAAGGAAACGAAAAAGAATATAATCCAAGCTGGGCATAGAGCAGTAGAAGAATTAATAAAAGTAGCTAAAGAAGCTATCGTTGATTCGGGAGACGATATTACTGCTGATAGATTAAAGAATGCAGCAGCAACTAAAAAGCTAGCTATTTTTGACGCTTTCGAAATACTAAACAGAATACAAGAAGAACAGAACTTACTAGACGATAAGCCGAAAGAAGAAGTTAAAAAAGAGGCTTTTAAAGGTTTTGCTGAAAAAAGATCTAGGTAATGTATAAGCAAAATCTATACAGTGTAATAACGCCAATAAAGCAAAATACTATATCTAGGCTAAATAAGTCTAGAAAATGGAAATACGGCTACAATAAAGAAAATGATGTAGTTGTAATAAGCAAGACAGGGCAGATAGGTGAAGTGTACAATATACAAGGATTAAAAATAGCTTTACCTAAAGTTCCTGCTAAATTAGATAAATCAAATAACAAGTGGACAGTTGAAGAATATCCAAAAGAATTAAAACAAATACAAAGTGTTTTTGATTGGAGGGATTACCCTGATGCTTTTCATAAAAAATGGGAACCATATATAGATGAACAATTTAAACGCAGAGAAGAAGGCCATTGGTTCAATAATAAAAGTGTGGCTACTTACATTACTGGCACTCACTTTATGTACTTGCAGTGGTCCAAAATTGATGTTGGGTTCCCAGACTTTAGGGAAGCAAACAGATTATTCTTCATTTTCTGGGAGGCTTGCAAAGCCGACACCCGGGCTTATGGAATGTGTTATCTTAAAAACCGTAGATCAGGGTTCTCTTTTATGTCCTCAGCTGAGTCAGTTAACCTTGCTACAATTTCCTCGGATTCACGGTTCGGCATATTGTCCAAATCGGGTTCCGATGCTAAGAAGATGTTCACAGATAAGGTGGTACCAATTTCCGTCAACTATCCCTTCTTTTTCAAACCGATCCAAGACGGTATGGACCGCCCCAAGACCGAGCTTGCCTATAGAATACCTGCCAGTAGACTCACTAGAAAATCCATACAAAATAAACAAGATCAGGAACTCCTCGAGGGTCTCGATACCACTATCGACTGGAAGAATACGGGCGACAACTCCTACGATGGGGAGAAGCTTAAACTCCTCGTCCATGATGAATCGGGTAAATGGGAGAAGCCGGACAACATCCTCAACAACTGGAGGGTTACGAAAACAACGCTAAGATTAGGAAGCAGAATTATTGGTAAGTGTATGATGGGATCAACATCAAACGCTTTAGATAAGGGAGGTGAAAATTTCAAAAAGTTATTCAACGATTCTAATGTTTTAAAAAGAAACAGAAATGGACAAACCAAGTCAGGACTCTATTCTTTGTTCATACCTATGGAATGGAACTACGAAGGATTCATTGATTCTTTTGGAATGCCTGTCTTCGATAAGCCACCAGAGGATTGTGTTGGCCCTCACGGGGAACAAATAGACCAAGGAGTAATAGAGCATTGGAATAATGAAGTAGAAGGATTAAAAGGAGACCAAGATGCTCTTAATGAATTTTATAGACAATTCCCTAGGACAGAGGAGCACGCATTTAGAGATGAGACTAAAAACAGTATATTTAATTTAGTTAAAATATACGAGCAAATAGACTACAACGAAGACTTAAGCAATTCTAATGTAATAACAACAGGAAGCTTTAGTTGGGAGAACGGAATAAAAGACACTAAAGTTAGATTTACGCCAAATCCTAACGGTAGGTTTAAATTATCTTGGGTGCCTACAGTTGCATTACAAAATAAACAAGTAATTAAAAACAATATGAAAAGCCCAGGTAATGATCACATGGGTGCATTCGGATGCGATAGTTACGATATATCAGGCACAACTGACGGTAGAGGTTCAAAGGGGGCTTTGCATGGGTTAACTAAGTTTAGCTTAGAAGATCATCCGCCTAATACTTTTTTCCTTGAATACGTAGCAAGACCTCAAACAGCTGAGATGTTTTTTGAAGATGTATTAATGGCATGTGTATTTTACGGGATGCCTTTATTATGTGAGAACAACAAGCCAAGGTTGCTTTATTATTTTAAAAGAAGAGGTTATAGAGGGTACTCAATGAACAGACCCGATAAAATATGGAACAAGTTATCCGTAACAGAAAAAGAAATAGGCGGAATACCTAATTCAAGTGAAGATATAAAACAAGCACACGCTGCGGCAATTGAATCTTATATAGATCAACACGTAGGATTAAAGAGTGACGGGCAATACGGTACAATGTACTTTAATGAAACTTTAAACGATTGGTCAAAGTTTGACATAAACAAAAGAACAAAGTTTGATGCTGCTATAAGTTCTGGTCTCGCCATTATGGCTTGCAATAGGAATTTATACCGCCCCGTGCCTCAACTAGAAAAAAGAAAATTAAATTTAAGAATAGCTAAATACACCAATTCAGGTGCGTTTTCCAAAATAATAGAAAAATAAAAATATGGCTGAGTCAGTTATAACAAGTTATTTTCCGAGCCAAATAGCGAGCGATGAAGAAAAGATGTCACTAGATTATGGTACATCTATCGGTAGAGCTATAGAGAACGAGTGGTTCAAAACCGATAACGGCCTAGGTAGGTTTAAAAGTAATCAAAACACTTTTCACAATCTTAGATTGTATGCAAGAGGCGAACAAGGAATACAAAAATATAAAGATGAGTTGTCTATCAATGGTGACTTGTCGTATTTGAATTTAGATTGGAAGCCTGTTCCGGTTATACCCAAGTTTGTAGATATAGTAGTAAACGGAATGTCAGAAAGAACTTTTGACATAAAAGCTTATTCGCAAGATCCATACGGCGTTGAGAAACGTACAAGATACATGGAAGCTATCATAAGAGATATGCAAACTAAAGAGATAAACGAGTTTGCAGCAGCTGAATTTGGGGTTAATTTATTTGAAACAGATCAAGAGACTTTACCAAAGAACAAAGAAGAGCTCGATTTACACATGCAGCTTAGCTATAAGCAACAAGTAGAATTAGCCGAAGAACAAGCGCTTAATGTTTTATTAGAGGGCAATAAGTATGATTTAATAAAAAGAAGATGTAATTACGATTTAACCACTATAGGTATAGGGGCTGTTAAGAATTCATTCTCTAAAGCAGAAGGAGTTAAGGTTGAATACGTTGATCCTGTCAACTTAGTTTGGTCATATACTGAATCACCTTATTTTGATGATATATATTATGTAGGTGAAATTAGAAGAGTTCATTTAAACGAGCTTAAAAAAGAATTTCCTGGTCTTACTAATGACGATTTATCTGAAATATCAAGTCAGTCATACAATAATAACGGCTTTTATGACCGCACGCTGACTAACTATGACGAGGACGATTCAAACACTGTACAAATATTGTACTTTAATTACAAGACTTTTGCTAATGATGTTTATAAAGTAAAAGAAACAGCAACAGGAGCTGAAAAAACTATACCTAAAAGCGATGATTTTAATCCGCCGCCAGAATTGATGGAGGAGTACGGAATATCAAAAGCTTCTCAATCCCTAGAGGTTTTATACGAAGGAGTAAAAGTATTAGGAGGTAAGATGCTTAAATGGGAAATGGCTAAAAATATGATAAGGCCAAAGAGCGACTATACGAAGGTTAAAATGAATTATAGTATAGTAGCACCTAGAATGTATAAAGGTCGAATAGAGAGCATCGTATCACGTATAACAGGGTTTGCGGATATGATTCAGCTTACACATTTGAAGCTTCAACAAGTAATGTCTAGAATGGTGCCTGACGGTGTTTACTTAGACGCTGATGGTTTAGCTGAAGTTGACTTAGGTAATGGTACAAATTATAATCCCCAAGAAGCGTTGAATATGTTTTTCCAAACAGGTTCTGTTATTGGTAGATCATTTACGCAAGAGGGAGATATGAATCCTGGCAAAGTACCTATACAGGAATTACAAACAGGCTCAGGCGGAGCAAAGCTTCAAAGTTTAATAGCTACATATAATTATTATTTGCAAATGATAAGAGATGTAACTGGCCTTAACGAAGCAAGAGATGGAACAACACCAGACGCTAGAGCTTTAGTGGGTGTTCAAAAACTTGCGGCAGCTAATTCTAATACGGCAACTAGGCATATACTAAACGGTAGTTTATTTTTAACATCGGATTTATGCGATAATTTATCGTTAAGAATATCTGATATAATAGAGTACTCTCCAACCAGGGAAGCTTTTATACATAAGATAGGCAACCAGAACGTAGCTGTATTAGAGGAAATGTCTAATTTATATTTATATGATTTTGGTATATTTATAGAATTATCACCAGGTGAAGAAGAGAAAGCAGTTCTTGAGAATAATATACAAGCTGCGGTTGCAGCGGGTATGATTGATTTGTCAGACGCAATTGATTTAAGAGATATAAAAAACATAAAGCTAGCTAATCAGTTATTAAAAGTAAGGAAGAAAGAAAAGCAAATGCTAGATCAGCAGATGCAACAACAAAATATGCAAGCTCAAGCACAGGCTAACGCTCAAGCAACAGAAGCGGCTGCGATGGCAGAGGTGCAAAAGCAACAAGCTTTAACTCAGCAAAAAGTTTCTTTTGAACAAGCTAAAGCACAAATTGATGCTCAAAGATTAATGCAAGAAGCTGCTTTAAAGAAAGAGTTAATGCAACTAGAATTTTCAATGAACATGCAGCTTAAGGGAGTTGAGGTTCAAGGTAGAAAGTCTGAACTAGCAGAAAAAGAAGATAGAAAAGACGATCGAACTAAATTGCAAGCAACACAACAGAGTGAATTAATAAATCAAAGAAAGAATGATTTGCCTCCTAGAAACTTCGAATCCAGTGGAAACGATATACTTAGCGGGGATTTCGACCTAGGTTCCTTTGATCCTAGGTAATAATAATAGTAATAATTATATAATATTTTATCATGTCAGAAGAAACACAACAAGAAACTCCAGTCGTTGAAGAAACAACTGCAGTAGAGCAAAACCCAATGTCTTACGACGAAGGCGTTATTAAGGTTAATTTAGACGAGCTTAGTAAACCAAAAGAAGATGCCGTTCCAGAACAAGAAACAAATGCAAGCAATGCTCCTCTCGAGCAACCCGAAAACCCGCCAAGTAGCGAAGGAGTGGTTGAAGAAGTACGGGAGCCCATCCAAAATGAAGAACAGCCCGTTCAAGCTGAGGAATCCGTTATTGAAGAAATAACAGATCAAGTAGAGGAACTAAACGAACAAGTTGAGCAGGCTATAGTTGAAGCGGATGCTGGTATTGAATTACCAGAAAATATACAAAAAGTGGTTGAGTTTATGGATGAGACCGGGGGAAGCCTGGAGGATTATGTAAAGCTTAACACGGATTACGCTTCATTAAATGAAACGCAATTATTAAGAGAATATTACGAGAACACCAAACCATATCTTGACAAAGAAGATATTGATGTCCTCATGGAAGACTTTTCTTATGACGAGGAGTTAGATGAAGAGAGAGAGGTTAGAAAAGCAAAATTAGCATACAAAGAAGAAGTAGCTAAAGCTAAAAGTCACTTAGAAGGTTTAAAAACCAAATACTATAAAGAAGTTAAAGCTGGATCTAAATTAAATCCAGAACAAACAAAAGCGGTTGAGTTTTTTAATCGCTATAAAAAAGACAACGAGGAGGCAACTAAAATAGCTGCACAACAACAATCTACGTTTAATACTAAAACAGAAAAGCTTTTTTCCAACGATTTCAAAGGTTTTGATTTCAGTGTTGGTGAAAAGAAATTTCGTTTCAAAGTTAACAACGCAGATAAAGTTAAGGAGAGTCAATCCGACATCACAAATTTTGTCAAGAAGTTCTTGAATGATAAAAATGAAATGAATGATGCGGCCGGATATCACAAATCCTTATTTACAGCTATGAACCCTGATGCGATTGCAAATCACTTTTATCAGCAAGGTAAAACCGACGCAATAAAAGAAACGATGTCCAAAGCTAAGAACATTGACATGGATCCGAGAGGGACCCACGAAACTGTCAAAGCTTCTAACGGCTGGACTGTTAAATCAGTATCAGGTGGTCAAAGTTCTTCCAAGTTGAAAATTAGAAGAAAAAAATAATTAATATTTAAAATTTACGACTATGGCCGCAAACGGATCATTTACGGGTAGCGCAGGAGCATTAGCTCACTTAACGCCACGCCCAACACAAACGTTGTTTAACGACAACTATCTAACTCTTGCAGATTTAGATTTTACACAACAATTCTTACCAGAAGTATATGAGAAAGAAGTAGAAAGATACGGTAACCGTACTATCTCTGGATTCTTACGTATGGTAGGAGCTGAAATGCCTATGGCATCTGACCAAGTAGTATGGTCTGAGCAAGGGCGTTTACACATTGCATACGACCCAATTGTATCTACAGCAACAACTGTAGTTATTCCTGGAGACGCTGCTAATAACTCAACTAACCTTATTGGACCTGGTGCTACTATTGTAGTTGCTTCAGCCAACGGATTAGTTGTTGAGAAAGCTTATGTACAATCTGTTGGTGCACCTGACGCAGCTGGAGATGTAACACTTACTGTAGCTGGATATGCTGGAGCTATTACTGCTCATGCTGCTGGTAAAGTATTTGTATACGGTTCTGAATACGCTAAAGGTACAAGCAACGCAGGTACATCTGTAGATGCTGCTTTCGAGCAATTCAACAACAAACCAATCATTCTTAGAGACAAGTATGCTGTAAGCGGTTCTGATACTGCACAAATTGGATGGGTTGAAGTAACTACTGAAGCTGGAACTTCTGGGTACTTATGGTACTTAAAGTCTGAGCACGAAGCAAGAATTCGTTTTGAGGATCAATTAGAAATGAGTATGATTGAAGCTGAAAAAGCTGCCAACGCAATTACGCCGGCTGCTAATTTAGGTGGAGGTACTCAAATTACTGGATCTGATGGACTATTCGCTGCACTTGAAAACAGAGGGTTAGTTTATACTGATGCTGATTTCGGAGCTGCTGGAACTGGACTAGAAGATTTCGACGCTATCTTAGGAGAGCTTGATAAGCAAGGAGCAATTGAAGAGAATATGTTATTCTTAGATCGTTCTACATCTTTAGGTATCGACAATATGTTAGCTGCTCAAAATTCTTATGGAACTGGAGGTACTTCTTTTGGAGTATTTGAAAATTCTGAAGACATGGCACTTAACTTAGGATTCTCTGGATTCCGAAGAGGTTCTTACGACTTTTACAAAACAGACTGGAAATACTTAAACGACGCTACTACACGTGGATTAGTTGGAGATGTTGAAGGTGTTATTGTACCAGCTGGAACTTCAACTGTATATGACCAAGCATTAGGGCAGAACATTTCAAGACCATTCTTACACATCCGTTACAGAGCTTCTGAAGCAGATGATAGAAAAATGAAATCTTGGATCACTGGATCTGTTGGTGGAAACTATACAAGTGACGAAGACGCAATGAACGTTCATTTCTTATCAGAAAGATGTTTATGTGTACAAGCTGCTAACAACTTTGTGTTATTGAAAAAAGCATAGAGCTTAATTAATGTAATTCTTACCCTCGTTACATCAACGGGGGTAATTATTACTTTTATCAATTATTTAATTTTATTATATTATGGCTAAAAAGGCTAAAGTAGCAGAAGAAACTGTTGAGGTTGCGCCTCAAATCGTTGCGGAAAAAGCAACACCAAAAGTAAAAGCACCGGTAAAGCCAGTGTTTGAATTTAAAGACAGAACTTATGTTTTAAAAACAGGTAAATCACCATTAGTTTATAGTTTACCTTCAAAGCATTCTGCAAGAAAACCTTTATTGTATTTTGACAAAGAATTAGGTTACAATAGAGAAATTAGATATGCAACAAATCAACCGTCTGCTTTTGTAGACGAACAAAAAGGAACTTCAACATTAGGCAGAATTATATTACGTAATGGCCAATTAGTAGTACCTAAAGAAAGAGTTGCACTTCAAAAATTATTATCATTATACCACCCATATAAAGATCAAATATATTATGAATTTGATCCTGTTGGAATATCAGAAAATGAATTAGATTGGATTGAGCTTGAATTAGCGGCTTTAAACGCAGCTAAGAAATTAACTGTAGATGAGGCTGAAGCAATTCTTAGGGTTGAATTTGGAAGCAAGGTTAGTCAGTTATCTTCTAGTGAGATAAAAAGAGATTTAATGATCTTTGCAAAAAGACAACCTCAAACTTTCATTCAGCTAGTAAATGATGATAATGTTCAATTAAGAAATGTAGGCGTGAAAGCTGTAGAAGCTGGAATCATAAGCTTATCTCAAGATCAGCGAACATTTTCTTACGGTGACACAAATAGAAAATTATTAACGATTCCTTTTGATGAGCACCCTTATTCCGCTTTAGCTGCATACTTCAAGACAGATGAAGGTATGGAGGTTTATAAAGCAATAATGAAGAAACTTTATTAAGTTACTTTTATAGCGGTTAGGTCGCTTTAAAAGTGGCCTAATCACTATAAATAATAATAAAAGAATATGAGCGTAAGTATAGATACTGTTTACCAAAGAGTATTAGGAATACTCAATAAAGAACAACGAGGGTATGTTACGCCTCAGGAATTTAATTTGTTTGCAAATCAAGCTCAAATGGATTTGTTTGAACAATACTTTTATGACATCAACCAGTTCGGGAGGGTACCAGGCAACGACACTGAATACTCTGACATGCTTGATGTATTAAATAAAAAAATATCAGCATTTGAAACTAAGCAAGCCTTGATACGTAATCTTACAGATACACGGTTTGTTTTACCAACAGACATGTACCGACTTGGTACAATTATATATAAGCATGTAACAACTAAAGACTTATATCCTTCTCCTACTCAACCCGCAAATTACCCAGTAGCAAATCCAACTGTCTACAGACAAGAAAATATACATTATGTTGAAGCTGAAAGGATAAATCATAATGAATTTTTATATATAAACTCTTCTCCTTTAACCAAACCTAAGGATTCAAGACCAGTATATACTTCTGATACAGAAGGACTAGAGGTTTACGGTAATTCTGATATAGTTACGGATGTTAGCGCAACGTATATAAAAAGGCCAAAAAAAGTAGAATTGAAATACCAAACAGTTTATGGAGAAGCATTATATGACTCTACTTACTCTGTTAATTTTGAATTAGATCCATCAGAAGAATCTGAATTGGTTATAAAGATATTAGAATTAGCTGGACTGCTAGTTAAAGATTTGAGTATATATCAAGTATTTAATTCAGAAGAACAAGAACAAATACAACAAGAAAAAGCATAATCTATGAGCGTAATAAACCAAACAGACGAACAATACTACTTAGGTCCAGACGGTCAATGGAATAGCTGGGATGAAGATTATGGAGCGTACCAATTTACAAGCATTAAAGATATCGTGAATAACTTTATAATATCTTATGTAGGTGAAGGTAAGATAATAAGCAAAATAAAACGAACGGACGTAGCTTTTCATGCTCAGCGTTGTTTACAAGAGTTTAGCTATGATATTTTACCATCTGTAAAGTCACAAGAAATAGAGATAGGGCCAAGCCTGAATTTTATACTGCCTAAAGATTATGTAAATTATGTTAAGGTAACATGGACAGACGAAAGAGGGATTGAAAGAGTAGTCTACCCTGCTATAAAAACTTCAAATCCATTACCTATATTGCAAGGATCAGACTACCAATACTTGTACGATGAGCAAAACAGGGAACTATTATTAGCGGATCAATCGCAAACAAAGACAGCTTTCCAATCCGCACCTAGTGGTCAACAAAATTCAGACAATATAAATAGCTCTGACATAATTGCTAATAATCACTTTGGAAGAAGATATGGGCTAACGCCAGAAAGAGCTCAAGCTAATGGTGTATTTTATATAGATCCCATAGCCAACATAATAAACTTTGACTCTAGCTTTGTAGGTAGAATAGTCACATTAAAATATATATCTGACGGCTTAAGCGGGGACGACGAGGATCTTACAGTACATAAATTTGCAGAGGAAGCAATGTATAAATACATAGCTCACGCGATTTTAGCAACGAGAATCAATACTCCGGAATACTTAGTTAATAGATTTAAAAGAGAATTAGCTGCTGCGAGACGTAATACAAAAATAAGATTATCAAATATTAAAATAGAGGAAATTGCTCAAGTTATGCGCAATAAGTCCAAAATCATAAAACACTAGAATATGCCAGAATTAATTCACACGTTTACGTCAGGGAGAATGAACAAAGACCTTGATGAGCGTTTAGTTCCAAATGGCGAGTATAGAGATGCTCTAAACTTAGAAATATCTACGTCTGACACAGGTAATGTAGGTGCTTTGCAAAATATTCAAGGTAATACGCCTAAAATATATAGCTATAAAAATCCAAGCACAGGTGTTTACACCGAATGGGGATCTGGTTATATAAACGCTTTAGTGTCCCCTGTTAAAATAGGTGAAATAAGAGATGCAATAAACGAAACCATATACTGGTTCATATCAAGTGTAGGAGTGAGTGCTATTGCGGAGTACGACCAAAAAACAGAAGTAGTTGTCCCGGTTTTAGTAGACACACAAGGTATATTAAATTTTAGTAAAGATTATTTAATAACAGGTATAAATATAATTGAAGATTTATTATTTTGGACAGATAATCAAACTGAGCCTAAGGTAATAAATATAAATGATTTTAAAAGCGCTACTTCCCCAACCCCGGGCTTAACGGGAAACTTTTTCACTCATACGGTATTCAATGGTAGAGATTTCATAGAAGAGGACATTACTGTTATAAAGAAAGCACCAACGGTCCCGCTTAGCTTACAGCTGTCTGAAACACGAGCAGTAGATCAAGACGGTAATCCAGCTATAGTTGAAACTACAACTCAACAAAATTTTGTAACAGAAGATCCTGGAGCAGCTACTGGTAACTGTGTAGATATTACTTGTAGAATTCCTATGCAAATAGGGGAGGAATTAACTTTAACATGGGCTAGCTCGCCTTATCCTTTTTATAGGGTAGGTGATATACTAACCTTAGACGGGTCTGCTGTAGATGATGAAAATTTTGAAAACGAATATCAAGTAAGAGTAGAAGTAATGGCTGTCCCTCCAGGGGTTACACAAACTTATGCTGAAGTAAAAATACTTGTAGTCCCGGAAACTGTACAAGATGTAGAAATATTTTGGGAGGTTAAAATTGATGAGCCACCATTTTTTGAATTTAAGTTTCCAAGATTTGCTTACAGGTACAAATATAAAGATGGATATTATTCAACTTTTTCCCCATTCTCTGAAATAGCATTCTTACCTGGTGAATTTGATTACGAAACAAAAAAAGGGTATAATCTAGGTATGGTAAACCAGCTTAGGCAATGTATCATAGAAGGCTTTAGACCCTCTAATATACCTTTAGATGTTGTTGAAGTAGATCTTTTGTATAAAGAAAGTAATAGTACAAGCGTGTATGTAGTAGATACATTCATTAAGGGTGATGATATATGGAACGCTAACGAATTCAATATAGAATCTGAAATCATATCTTCAATATTGCCGTCTAATCAGCTATTAAGAAATTATGATAACGTACCTAGGGTAGCAAAATCTCAAGAAATTACCGGTAATAGAATAGTCTATGGTAATTATCTTCAAAACTTTAATTTAAAAGATCTGTTTAATATAGATGTATCTCCTACTTTAACACAAACTATTACTCATAATGACAAATGGGACTGTGACTACACTAATGGCAGCTGTGAGCATACACTAACGCTGGCAGGTGAAAGTTTACCAAAAGTACCATTCCAATCTATAAAATCGCAGAGAACATATCAAGTAGGTGTAGTATTCCAGGATAAATATGGTAGACAAACACCGGTTTTTACATCGGAATCTGCTGCAACAACATTACAAAAACCTGAAGCAATTGAGTATAACCAAATAACAGCTCAAACCGATGGAAATGTCCCTATTGGTTTCGAGGGTTTTAGATACTATATAAAAGAAACATCTAACGAGTATTACAACCTAGCTATGGACAGGTGGTACGATGCTGAAGACGGTAATGTTTGGATAAGTTTTCCTTCTGCAGAAAGAAATAAAGTTGACGAATCTACGTTCTTAGAGCTAAAGAAAAGACATGACAAAGACGAATTTGTATCAATACCTGCTAAATACAAAGTAGTAGCTATTTCAAATGAAGCGCCTCTGTTTTTAAGAAAAGTAATAAAAGTTGCAGGTAGTGTTGACGGCAGTGATAATATACTTGACACTGGAATACCTCAACCAGATTTTACAGCTATAGATATAAAAGAAGATGCCCTAGAGGCTAGCACAGCTAGATCTATATTAGATTCAACGCAAAAGCAAAGAATAGTAAGAGTATATACAACTACAACAAGAAGTAATTGGTATAATGTAACTAGTATTCAAACCGACGGCAGTAACACGCTAAGAATAACAATAGAGGGTAAATTTGGGGACGACATGTCTTTCACTACCGACGCTAATGGTAATAAAGTTGTTGGGTTAAATGTACAATTTGCTACAGAGGATTTTGATGATAAACCAGAATTTGAAGGTAGGTTTTTTATTAAACTATATAAGGATTCAACTTTACAGGAATATATATTATCATCTATTAACTCAAATAATTATGCAGTAAAGCAATCTTTAAAAATGGGTTTTATTGGCACTGGTGTTAATAGAAGTTACATTACCGGAGGCTGGGGTTATACCGGTTGGTTCGTAGATCAAGGGTCTGTAGCTAATGCCAACGGCTCTACTGGCGCTGCTTATACTGTAGGAGGTAATGATATTACAGTATCTTTCACGGGTATATGGCCACAAGGTGCAGATTTTAATGTAGGTAGGACAGTCTACAATCAATACAGAGATGCTGTAGATATACTTTTACAAGTTGGCGGTCTTTTTAGATTTGAGGAGGATCCTGATCAAGTTATATACGAGATAACAGCGACCAAAGAATTTCAAAGAGTTAGGAATTACGAAAATAATTCAAAAAGAAACAAATACAACAAGGGATCAAACAAGAGAACTAGATTTCAACTTAAAGTTAAACCTATTGATACAGTAGCTAACGGTACTGGTTTATTTCAAGGACCCGCTGGTTGGTCTTTTCCTAGAGGAGGCAATCGCCCTATGAATGATGCAAGCTCACCTCGCATGGAGTTTTTAACCGTGCTTCCTGACACAGTAACTTTTACTAGTGATAATCCAGGTATATTTGAAACAGAGCCTAAAGAATCAGCTGAATTAGAATTATATTATGCGGCTTCTAAGGTTTACCCAATGAGTGAGTATGGCAACCCTCATATACTAGACTGGCATAATTGTATATCTTTTGGTAACGGGGTTGAATCAGACAGGGTACGTGATGATTACAATGCGGTCACTATAGACAATGGCCCTATAGTTTCAGCCACTTTAAAAGAGCCTTATGCTGAGGAAAGAAGATTAACAGGTTTAATATATTCTCAAATATTTAATTCAACATCTGGTGTAAATAACCTAAATCAATTTATACAAGCAGAAAAAATAACTAAGGATCTTAATCCTATATATAGCTCTATACAAAAATTACATTCAAGAGATACCAATTTAGTGGCTTTATGCGAAGATAAAATACTTCGTATACTCGCTAATAAAGATGCGTTATTTAATGCGGATGGTAACTCTAATGTTACATCTAACAATAATGTATTAGGGCAAGCAGTTCCTTACGCAGGAGAATTTGGCATAAGCAAAAACCCTGAAAGTTTTGCTTCGTATGGATTCAGAACATATTTTACTGATAAAAACAGGGGTGTTGTTTTAAGATTATCAAATGATGGCCTTGAAGATATATCTAGGTATGGTATGGGTGACTTCTATTCTGATAACTTAAAGCAATCTCAATACTTATGGGGCTCTTTTGACGATGATAAAAAAGCTTATAATTTATGTTTAGATGGACTAACTGATGAATGGGCTAGTAGATTTCAAGATAGATTTTTTATAAAAGGTAATTGGTCAATATATACTCCTAATAATACAGTGGTATCTTTTAAAGAAGAAGTGAAAGGCTGGGAAAGCAGAAAAACTTTTAGTACAGAAGGAGGTATAAGTTTAAATGATAGATATTATACTTTTAGAAACGGTAGAATGTGGGAGCACAGAACAGCTGATTCTGTAAGAAACAATTTCTATGGCACTCAATATGATAGTTCAGTTGATTTCTTAATCAATGAAATGCCTAACGTAGTAAAAAAGTATAAGACTTTAAATTACTCAGGTAGTAAATCAAGAGAATATGTGTATAGCAATGATCAATACTCTAACCTATCTTTAGCAGAAGTAGAGGCTTTACAGTTGCAAAGTTTAACTTCTGAAACTTTATTGCACGAGGGTTGGTACACTCAGTACATGAACACAGATCTTCAAAATGGGTTTATAAAACAATTTTTAGATAAGGAAAACAAATATTTCCAATACATAAAAGGAGAGGGCAAATATTTCACATCCAACGATAATAATAATTTAGATTCACAGGAGTTTCCAATGCAAGGTATCGGTAGAGCCAATAATATAATAGCTCCTCCGGTAACTGTATTTAATGTGCATGTATTCGGAGAACCTGATTGTGCCATTCAAATACAACCCCCTAATGCTGATAATAAATATTATGAAGTTTTAGAAGATTGCACATCTTGTACCGTATTGACATTGACAGGTAGCGACCCACAAGGCTTCCCACTTACATACGAGATTGCATCCGACAACACTCTAAATGGGGTTTTAGGCGCTGTTAATGGAGACGAAATAATTTTTACGCCTAATGTATTAAATTACTATGGAGGAGCCGGCAGTTTCACTTATAGAAGTTATAATGGATCTAGATATAGTTCTCCTGCTACTGTAGATGTTGAAATAATATCAGTTCCAGAAGGGCCTGTTATAAACTCAACGCCTCCAGCTGGTCCTTTTACCGCTGGTGATCCATATAGTTGGACAGGTATAACAGCAATAGATCCTGATCATACTTTATCAGAATTGGGGTGGAGCGTATCTAATTTACCTTCCACTTTACAGTTGACTACTACAGGGAATGGTTTTACAGGAACAGCATCAATAACAGGGACTGTACCACAGGGCACATTCTCATACACTATAACTGTTACTGACCCAGATAATCTTTCAGATAGTTTGCTAGTCGAGGAAGATGGCTTAGTTGCAGCTTTATTAAATCTAGATTTTGTGGCGTTTACAGGAGGCTCTGTGGTACCAACCACCTGGACAGATCCAAATGATCTTACATTTGTAGTTCCTCAAAAACAAAAAGCATCCAGTGGTCATTCGTGTGGTAGAGGTACTTATAGACTGGTAGCTAACAAGCATGTGAATGGAGGTGTTGTAATTGGAAGACTCTATGTTGGTAACAGAGGAACCACTTATTTCGATTCACTTACCTTAGATGCTAACGGTAATCCAAATAGCCGAACTGGTGATCCTTATTCTCACCCACCCGGGGTGGGCAACCCAATACCAAGTGCTGTAGCTCAAGGAAATATTGATGGACTAGGAAATCCCACCAATGAGCTGTACGCTAATAATGAGCCTGAATGGGGTAATGATCCAAATAATAGTTTACAAAAATATGTCACTCCAGCTTATGGTAGTAACAAACAAAACTATAGAATATCGTATTTAAGTTTAACCGAGGACCAAGCCCAAACTGTAGCTAATGATTTTCCTGACACTTTTAATAATTGCTATGTTACATTTACATTTGAACCTGATACTTATAATGCAAATGGAAGTTTTAATACTCACGCGGACGCAGTTCAATTTTCAGTGATTCAGAAAGGTTCAACTGCTGGAGAGCAAGGAGGTCCTGAAATATTTTCAGGAGGACTAGGTACATCTGGCAATCAATGTCAAACTGGGCAGCCTTGCGATCCGGCTCTCTTTGCTTATGTATCATTCGACGTTTGCACAGGCGCGTATTTACCTGATTACGATCCACTTAATCCAACTTAATAATGGCATATAATAACTTTACAGTATCTGATTTCAATTTTAATGAAACTCAAGGAGACGACTTAAGCACAAACGGAACAATAAGACTTACTATAACACCAGATGATGGATATATTGTATTAGCTTCGGATTTTAGCTTAATAGCGCCGTTCCCAGCCGGGATAGACCCTAGTTCTGTTAGTTTTCAACAAAGCGGCAGTTTGGTATTTTTAGATGTAAACTTTTTAGCTGGCACTATAATGCCAGGTAATGATGTAGAAGTACCTTTGTGTTTAAATGGTTTTGCTAGATTTGCCCCGTATTCAGTAGAGGGCATTGTAAATTTAGGTACACAAAACGCAACACCTGTATCTCAACAATACGCTTATTCTCAAACGGGAGATTTTACTCAAACAAAATTAGTTTGGAATCAAACCATACAAGCTAATGCTGGATTTTATTTTTACCAAGCACCTATAGCGGCCATAAACACGGGAGACCCTTCGGCTTACAGTATTATAACAACTGAAACGTTAAACCAATATAACGAATTAATAGCTGTAACATACGATATAAATTATACTTTTCCAGCTAACTCTGTTACCGGCGATATAATAAACATACAAGCATTAGCTATTCCTTCTGTTGGAAATACAACATACATTAATGCTTTCAATGTTAGCGGGGTAGGTAATTTTAACCAACCACCAATACCTAACGCAGGAGACACTAGAGTGTTAAATCTTTTTGGTGACCCAACCGCTACATTTAGCGCTAGCTTGTTTTATCAAGATGGAACAGGTACTGAAATTATTATAGCTACAAATGAAGTAATGCCTAGTAATGGTCAATATTCTAGTCCTAATATTGTTTTTCCTCCATCTGCCGATGGCGAATCACCTTATAAAATAATAATCACAGGCGATATAAATCCAGCTACAGCTAATCCTGGATCATCAGATATCACATTAAGCTTTGCACAAACAGAAGAGGTTACATTCACTATATCTGCATTTAGTTCCTCTGGTGACTATAATGTCTCAGGATCTCCTGACACATTTATAGCTGTACCAAATTACACATATCAACCAGGTGACCAAAATTCATTTGAATACCAGTTTATGATTACGGCTGCTAACGGAAATGATGTATCTAAGCTCGCTGACCATACCGCTAGTTCGTTTAATCCGGTTATTCCAGATCCAGCGAATCCTGGTACTTTATATTCTTTAAGCAACCCGCAGACAATTAACGGTCAGCTTGGCGATAGCGTAAAAGTAAAAGGTACCATAACGATACAAGCAACACAAGATGTTCCAATAGCGCACGCTTTAGATGTAGACACTTTTATTCAGGACGACGGTCCTCCGGGGCCTGGAGCGTGGATTGCAGCTTTATGCGTTGACCCATCTGATACTATTTTATTAAGCACAACACAAGCTTATTCTATAGCATCCGGGGGAACTACAATTGCTACAATGACTAATTCCTATGCGCAAAATGATGTTGTATGGGCTGTAAACGGGCCAAATGACGAAAGAGAATGTAGAGAATTAATAACTATAGATCTGCAAGCAACACCTACAAATTATCTTGACGAGAGAGCTAATGGTAATACTGGTAAATACAGCGATTGCTCTGGACCTAATATGTGCGTTGCGCCGTAAATAATAATATAAAAATATGGACGAAATAACATTATTATTCCCTAACCCCCTAAATGTATCAGTACAAATAGGAGACATAGCTTATTTTACGGATTCACCTAATGTATATGAAGGTCAAGTTTTGGAAAAGATAGGTTTAGTAAAAGGAATCAATCAAGGGTTAAACGCTATAATATGCGAAATATCACCTGCTCAACAAAGACCAACTGTTAATAGCTTTATATTATTTCAAAAAGATAATACAGCTAACGGTGGATCTCTATTGGGTTACTTTGCTAGAGTGCAATTTAGAAACGGAACCACAGAAGAGGCTGAAGTGTTTTCTGTAGGGTCAGAGATATTTGAGAGTAGCAAATAACATGTAATAATAATATATAAACTATACAGATATGATAGGAGGATTAATAAGCTCTGGTCTGTCAATAGCCGGAGGATTAATCGGTGCTGGCAAGAGGAAAAGAGAAATGCGTAAAGCGCAACAAGAATATAATCGCCGTAAGAGACAGTACGAGGACTTAGATACGTCCAATGTATATGCTAACATGGAAAATACCATGGAAGATCTTACAGTCAACCAACAAGCCGCTCAGTTTCAAGCAGAACAAGAGCAACAAGGTTTGTCTAATATAATGGGGCAAATGCAAGGAGCTGCTGGTGGATCAGGAATTGCAGCTTTAGCACAATCATTAGCAGGACAACAATCACAAAACTTACGTAGAGCTTCCGCAGACATAGGACAACAAGAAAGACAAAATCAAGTTGCAGAAAGACAGCAAGCTGCAAACCTACAAATGTATGAAGCAAAAGGTGAATTAATATCTAGGGATGCTGAAAAAGACAAAGTGGAAACTATGTTTGGTATGGCTCAAGGTGACTTAGCTCAAAAGAAAGCAGCTGTTGAAGCTGGTAAAGCTAAAATAATGGGGGGCATTGGAGGAATAGCTAGTGGTGTTCTTGGTGGTTTTGCCAGTGGTGCAATAGGTAAAGGAACTGGATTTGGCGATTTCATGAGCGGAGCTAGTAACGGAGGCCAATCTCTGTTTTAAATAATATAATAATATGAATAAAGAATTAGTACAGGGCGATTTAATAGCTAATGCTCCCCCAGCAAAAACCTGGGATGACAATCTTACAGAAGGGTTTGCAGCAGGGTATGCAAATCACAAGCTAATAATGCAAGAAGCTAAGGCTAAGAAAGACGCTATAAACTCGAAGGTGGCTGGTTATATTGATGCTTTAGACACTAATGTAGATGTAACTGACCTTACGCCTACACAACAAAATTCAATTACAAATTATTTAGTAAAGCAAAGATCTGAATATGCAGACGCAGCAAGTAGAATAGCAAAAATAGAAGATCCTACTTCTCCTCAGTATATGGAACTTAGGACTAAGATAAATGGTATATCTCAATCATTCCAGAATTTAGCAACCCAAGTTAAATCATATAAAGAAGATAAAGCTTCTTATCTAAAAGATTTTGACAATGGATTAATATCTGATGGCAATGAAATAAATACTCTAAACGAAGCGTCTAAGCTTTATACTAATGAAGCTAGCTTAGGTGTAGGAGAGGGTGGTAGTTTAGTTTTTTGGAATGAAGGCAAAGAAACTTACGATTCGTATAATCAAATTCCTAAGCCTTTCTTAAAAGACTTCGATGGGGCTAATCAGCTGTTAGAAATGAATAAAAGTATATACAGTGCTGGTTCTACTCTTACAGGAGCTAGAAAAAATATGATTCGCCAACAACTAAATAACATACTAATTAAAGGCGGTAGAAGAGGTTTGCTTTCTCTAGCGTCAGACGATTTTATAATGCAAGGCGGATTAGGCTTAGAAGACCCTGAATTATTTGCTCCTGGTAATGACGATGATTTAAGGCAAGCAGTACTGGACAACTATATGAACGTATTAACCGATACAGCAGCTCAAGGAGCCAGGGATAAAAGACCATCTAGTAGAGGTGGCAGCGGTGGTTTTAGCGGGGCGCTAAAAGACGAAATAAATGTTTCTGGAAATGTTGCGGATAAAGCTTTGCAGTTTTCTTTGCTAGCGAAAGAAGCAACAGGTGGGAACGCGGTGGCTATAGCTAATCAAATGGCAAACATAGTAAATTCAATTGATCCCACGTCTACAAAAATATACGTAACAAAAGGGCAAATGTATGAAAAATTTATGGTAGGAATGGACGAGGAGGATAGCCCAGATCTTAGAAAACAGTTTGTAGACCAATTTGGTAATTTTAACATGTACATAACTAACCCCGCTAAAGATCCCAAAGAAGACGCCCGCGGTATAAACGTGAACACTTCTGATCCCAGGTCAATGTTTGAATTCTACATAAACAATTCAGACTTGTCCGCTAAGGCTAAGAACTACTATATAGATTTGTACGGGAAACAAACTTCAGGTTCTCAAAATAACAACAACAACAACTCAAACACTGGGTCGCTAGACAATCTTTAATTAAATGGAAAAATTATACGAGGCTTTAAATAAAAGCGGTAAATATACTAAGTCATTGGAAGACTTTAAAACTCAGTTTAGCTCTACGGCAGGGCAGGAAAAATTATATGGTGCTCTTAAATCTTCTGGTGATTATACTAAATCATTCAGCGATTTTAGCACACAATTTTTTAATACTGAAGAATCAGTAAAGACAAACGACTCTGCGGCTGCGGATCCAAGTGTGGAGTCAAACGCTACGGGATCCAATTGGGTAGATGGTTCGTCGGAGCAACTAGATAGTGGATTTGTATCAGAAAATAATAGAGGTAAAAGAGAAAAACTAATAGACGACGACTATAGTGGTACTATGATATCTAGGATGTTTGATGACGATCCTAACAATAGTTGGGCTGATGGCACAAGTGAATCTTTTAAGGATTCTTGGAAGGCCTGGGAAAAAAATAATCCTGTGTTCGCGAAAGCGGTTAAGGCGGACAAGAGCCTGACGCTAGGTAAGACGGCAAATATACCTGATGTTTTAGGCCCGCTTGCACGAGCTATATCAAACTGGGTGCGAAAAGACGACGCTGAAGACGAGGCCGCTATAAACAACAACCCTGAGCTTCATGAAAAATACAGAGGGTATAGAAATGACGTTAGTATAGAAGAGCAGGCTGAGCAGTTTTATAACAGCAACGACTTAGACTTAAATGACACAAACTCTAATGCAGCATACAATGATGATAAGCGCACTGATTTTATTGAAGAGTATTATATAAACAATCCTGAAAGCAAGGTGTTATTAGAAGAAGCTAACGTTAATGCTAGTGACTTCCAGGGCTTTTTGAATAGAAAAGGATATATAGACGAGTTCGATAAGCAAAAAGAAGCTGGAGCTTATGAGCAAGACGACTCTAATTTACCTGACAATTTAACCATGCAGCAGGATCTTAAATCGTATTTTGACGAGTACTTAATTGAGACAGCTAGTAGAAATGTTGAAAGAGTAGTATTAGAAGAAATTAAAAATAACCCGTCTGAATACAAAAATATGAGTTTGCCTGAAGCGATGGGAGCTGCAGATGTTAAGCTAATGGAGGATCCTGAGAAGTACAATTACGGTACTCATTTGGATTTTAATAAATTAGAAGATTGGAATTCTAATAATTGGGATTCAATAAACAAATATAACGCTGAGCAAATTAAAAACATAGAAGATGCTCAACAAGCAAGAATTGAAGAGACCGAAACCGGAGTTAAAACCGGTCTTTATGGCAGCGGAAGAACCTTAGTAGGCGCTTTAAATAAGCTAGGTGATGGTTTAGAAGACGTTTACGATTTTGTAAAAATGGACGGTAAAGTGTTTGGTTGGGTGTTGCCAATTATTGGAGAAGGAAGACAAGCTAACGAATTTAGAGACTTAAGAGACAAGTCAAACAGAAGAGCTTTAAGAGGAGAAGCTAATATAAATTACTTATATGCTGAAGGCAAGCAAGTTACTTTAAATGGCAAAGAGTATATAAAGCAAGCTAATGGTAGCATCAAGCAAATAACAAACGGATTTGATGTTTCTAAAACTATTTCAGATAAAGACAGAAAGGCTATAGATGATGCTATCGCAAATGGTGATTACATTTACGGAGCTGACTTTGATGGTTTTGGTGGTAGCATTATAGCAGGACAAACTATAGGTGAATTAGCAATACAGATTGTTGGACAAAAAGGCACAGGACTTTTAAGGAGAGCAGCTTCTTTAAAATATCTAGGTAAAGTTAAAAACTTATCCAAAGCTAGATTAACTAGAATGGAGTTAGGGTATAATAAAACTAAAGGAATTAATTCTAGAGGTATTAATTACGGTGGAGTAACTGGGGGAGCAAAAGGAACTTGGGACACATTTGGCAAAAAGATACCTTTAGGTATAAGCAAAGGAATGGCTGATGCTGTAATATTCCAATCCGGGTATGGAGCAATGACTGGCTATAATCAAGCTAAGACAGCTGCACTGGATGCTGGTATGAGCATGGAAGAATCTGAAGCTATTGCTAATGAGGCAAGTTTAGGTATGGCTGCGCTATTTGCTTTAACAACACCAATAAACCCTAAGACTGGGCTTATAGATAAGATATTTAAAGGTACTGGAAAAAATTCCACAGCAAGCTTATTTAGACAGCTTATTAATGCTTCTGGTAATGCTGCAGGTGTAAGAAGAAACTTCGGAAGAATAGTAGCAGCTCCTCTGCAAACTAAATTAGCTAAATTTGGTGCGATTGTAGCAAGCGAAGGCGCTAAAGAAATGGTGCAGGAAAATGTACAACAAATAGGTGAAGCTGCTTTAAATAAAGTTTTGAACAAAGGTATTGGAAAAGATCTTTTAAAAGACACTTACACTTACGAAGACTTTGTAAATACTTCAGCATTGTCGTTTGCTGCTGGCGGATTTGCTGGTGGGGTTGGTAGCATATCAACTTTAACTGGCAGAAAAAACATAATGAATGACAGTGAAAAAGTTCAGAAGTTAAGGCAGCTAATACAAAACCCTGCTAAAGTTGAAAAGATATTTGATTCTTGGGTAAAAAACGGGGATATAACAAGAAAAGAAGCTGACGGCTTAAATCAAGAGATACAGAAGTTTGGTAGAAATATAAACAAAATGCCTAAGTTTCTATCAGATAGACGCATGTCAACAGAACTTTTAAAAGTCATAGACTCTCAGGAAAACATAAGTAAATTAGAAAAGCAAAGAAAGAACGCAATACCAGGAGAACAGGCCCTAATAGATGAAAAGCTTAAAGTTTTAAAAGAACAACAAACAAAATTGTTGGTAGACGCGCAAAACACATTAGATGCAGATAATAAAGTCTTCGAAGGCAAGTTTACAAAAAACACCGCTGCTGTTGTTAACTTTGCTAGAAAATTAGGATTTGGAGAAAGTAAGCTTCCAAGAATATTTGAAAACACCGACGCCTACGTAACCGCTATATATAGAGCTTTAAAAAGAAAAGAAAGATCTTATTTAAAAGCTGTAAAAGAAGGTAAGATAAAAGCTGACCCTGATTTTAAACCCCTAACAAAAGCTGAGGTTGCAAAACAAGCAGCTGAATCTGACGGAGTATATTTAGGGGCGGGTAGTCTTTTTATAAACAAAGAGATGGCTCGACAAACAGGTAAATGGACGGTTACTTCACATGAAATTATCCACCCTATACTTAACTCTTTAGTAGGTAGCTACTTAAATCAGAAAGCAAACTACGATGACCTTATGAAGATTCTGCCTGCTAAGGTTAGAAGATCAATTAATAAAAAAATAGCGCAAACACAAGGTAAAGAAAAGCAAGCTATAGAGTTTTTAAACTATCTTTCTGATGCTGTTATTTCTGGTGAATTAGATTTTGACCCTTCTTTGTTTGATAAAATAAGATTGTGGTTTAACAACATAATAAGCAAGTTAGGCCTTAAGTCTGGTATTGAAAATCATGAAGACCTACATTTTGACGATGCCCGTGGTGTATACAACTGGCTTAAAGAATTTACATCAGGTTTAAAAGAGGGCGGAGAAATAAGTGATAAAGCTGTAGAGGCTGTACAAAAAGCAGAAACAAAAGCAAATAGACTAGTTTCAGAAGATCCAGGATTAAGAGATCCTGAGAATGCAATGCAATTTTCTTCTAGTCAAGAAATATTAAATCTTGAAAATGCTTTAGATGATGCTTTAGATGCTTTTGCAGAAGACCCTAATAATCCTACTCTTGAAAAGAAAGTAGAAGAAGCGGAAAGATTACTAGAGGAAGCCGAAGAAAGGGTTGCTTCTGGTAGATCAGCTATTAAACAAGAAGCTAAACCTAAACCAAAGCCTAAAAAGAAAGTAGAGGCTAAGCCCGTTAGAACAACAGACTTAGGCCCTAGAGATCCAAAGTCTAAAAAGATTATGGACACTTACAATGAAGGTATGGAGGGTGTCGAAAGAACAGAGTACAAGGCTAGTAAGCCATTACCAGCATCTTTAGAGAAAAAGCTAATACCTCTTTTTGAAGGGTATATTAATACAATAGTACAACAAAAGTTCAAGCAAGTTGGACCTGAAGCATTAGAGTTCCAAGATGCTTTGTCTATATTAAGAGCTGAGGTTGCTAGCGCAATACGTACATTTAATCCCGCTGTCAACAAAGATTTAGCAGGATATGTAAAAAGATACGGTGTACAAGCTAGGCAATCTTTAATGTTCGCAGACGCTAACAAAGAATTTACTAGTGATATATCAGATGCTAAGGGAGTGGTCGACACTAATGATACACCGTCTATTGATCGTAGTGGCACAGTAGAAAGAGGCCAACGTACTTTCGATGAGCTAGACATAGTAGACGAAGATTTAATAAACGATATTAGAACTGAGTTAGAAAAAGAAATAAGAATAAGAGTACAAAAAGGTACTTTGTCTGAAACTTTAGAAGTTAAGAAAGGTAGAGACACTTATATAGTTTCTTGGTTAGAAAACTATATACAAAAACAGTTATTTAAAAAGTTAATGAAAAAGCTAGGGGCTATAACAGGAGTATACCCTAATGCTGTAATCCCTGGATCTTATATAGACTTTCTAAACGATCCAAATACTTTTGATATAATAACTAAAGCTTTGCCAATTAAAAGCATTAAGAAGAGCTATGGCAAGTTATTTCCTCTTGAAAAAGTAGGTAGAGAAGTTACCCCAGAAGGCAACCCTGTATATAGAATTAAGAAAATAGAAAAAAGAGATTTCTTAACTTATTTTGTTAAAGGTAAAAAGTCTGCTGTACTAGAAAGACAGAAGCAATTATTTAGAGAAATACTTGAACCATTGGCAAAACAGGTTGTAGCAGACTATGCAACCCCCTCTAATTTAAGCGATTTAAAATCTATACAGGAATTGGCTCCAGAGAATTCTTTGGATGTTATTAACGATATTGTTATAGAAGCACAATTAGCTAACCTAGAATCTAAGATAGATAGATACAAAGGCGAGAAAGAAGGTTTTGATATAATACAGTTTAGTAAAGAATTAAACCAAAAAGACACTATAGATGTATTAGAGCAATTGGCTCAAAGAGAAAATATTACCGAGTTAAGAAAAGGTGTCTTGCAGGAGCTCATTAATAAAGTAACCAACGGACAAATCAGAACAACAAAAGACCTGATTAAAGCTGTTCATTCTATTGGAAAAGACCAATTAAGCACAAGAGCATATAGAGAATATGTTGTTAATGTATTATCTAAATTGCAATTTACACTAAGAACACCTAGTGTAGCTAACATAGTTAATGAAGGAGTAAAAGAATTTACAAAAATTTATAAGTACCAACAAAAAATAATTGGTTATAATTATTCTACAACTAAGGTTAAGCGAGATTTTGACGAAGCTACAGATGATAAAAGCAAGGTTGAAGCTATAGTTAATTACTTAAATATAACAAGTAGATCCATACGTACCTTAGGGGTTGACGGTAATACAACTAATGAAAAAATATTTAATAATATATTAGTTCCTGCTTTTGGAGCGGATCAATTATCAAAACTAAAAATAGATTTATTAAAAGAGTCTTATAAAGATAAAGACGGTAAAACTAGATTTAAAACCTACATTACAGTTAATAAAATAAAACTAAAAGGATTAGTTCAAATAACAGAATTAAAATCAAACTTTGAAAATAATATTGATCAAGTTAACAAAGAGGCAATATTAGTAAGAAATTATTTAATTGATGAAATTAACAGAGCCAAGCAAAATAACGAGGTAGATGCTGTAATTGGATTTATAAATTTATCGACAGCAGATCAAAGAGGAGCTGTTAGGAAACTAAGTTCTACTGGTATGTTTATGGTAAATACGCCAATAGCAAAATTAATACTGGAGCATGAAACTACTGCTAAGCAGCTAACAGAAGCTTTGGTTAAATATGCTAAAGGTGAAATTGATTTTAAAGTATTAACAAAAATACTCAACGGAGCTAAAATAAATTTAATACCTAAAAAATTAGATTTAATATTAAATAAACAAGGCTTAGACGGTATCGGGAGATACGAAACAGATCTTATTAAAGAAGAAATAAGCAAATTAAAAGCCAGCGGTAAATTAAAGTTTACTCAATATTCTAAAAGTAAGCTTGCTTTTGATCCATTTGATATGGCAGACGTAGTGACTATGTCGTTGTTTGGTGAAACTAAAGCCTTCAAGAACAGACAAGGATTTGAAAGAACTTATAAATATTTGAATCCATCCCAGCAAAAGCAGGTTCAGGAGGAAATGAAAAAACATAATTTATTTCAATTTAGCAAAACGCTTAATCAGGCTAAAGCTATGTCTAATAGAATAGACGCTCCTAATAAAGGTATAAGCGTATGGGATTTCGACGATACTTTAGCTACAACTAAGAGCAACGTTTTATATACATTGCCTAACGGTACAAAAGGGAAAATAAATGCAACTGAATTTGCTTTACAAGCAGACCAATTAGCGGCACAGGGAGCTGAATTTGACTTTAGCGAGTTTAGCAAGGTTATGAACGGTGCAAAAGGCCCAATGTTTGACAAAGCTGTTGCTCGTAATAAAAAGTTTGGTAATTCCAATGTCTACATTCTAACCGCTAGACCGGCTAATTCAAAATATGCTATACATACGTTTCTTAAGGGAATCGGTTTAGATATTAAATTAGAAAATATATTTGGACTAGGTGATGGCACAGCTATTGCTAAAGCTAAGTGGGTAATTGGAAAAGTAGCTGAAGGTTACAATGATTTTTACTTTGCAGATGACGCATATAAAAACGTACAAGCGGTACAAGAAGTTTTAGAACAAGCAGACGTTAAGTCTAAAGTTCACCAAGCTAAAATACAATTTGCAAAAAGCTTAAATTCTGATTTTAATAATATTATACAAGATGTTACTGGAATAGATGCTGATAAAAAAATATCAGGTAATAAAGCAAAAATGCTTGGCAAAAAGAAAGGTAGGTTCAAATTCTTTTTACCACCCTCTGCAGAAGATTTTGCTGGGTTGTTATACAAGCTAACTGGTAAAGGCAAAAAAGGTGAAGCGCATCAAGCTTGGTTTAAAAAATCATTGTTTGATCCATTTGCAAAAGGTATTAGAGAATTCGAAAGCTATAAGCAAAACGCTACAGCTATTGTAAAGCAATTAAAGAAAAGCATAAAAAATATACCAGCTGGGTTAGGTAAGATTAATGAGACTGGTTTTACAAACGAAGCAGCAGTTAGAGTTTACTTGTGGACTAAAAATGGATTTGATATTCCAGACCTAACAGCAGAAGAGCAACAAGAATTGATAGAGGTAGTTAACAACAACCCTAAATTGAAAAAATTTGCAGATCAATTAGATAAAGTGTTGGATGGTTATCCAGAGCCCCAAGATAGTTGGGTGGCTGGAACTATAACTACAGATGCTATCAACATGATCAATACTGTAAAAAGAGCGGAGTTTTTAAAAGAGTGGCAAGAAAATGCAGACGCTATCTTTACAAAAGATAATATAAATAAACTAAGATCCCAATTTGGGGATAGCTATGTAGAAGCACTACAGGACATGCTCTACAGAATGAAAACAGGCCGTAACAGACCATCTGGCGCAAATAAGCTTACTAATCGCTTTATGAATTGGGTTAATGATTCTGTAGGTACAATAATGTTTTTCAATACTAGATCAGCATTGCTACAAACTTTGTCTATTGTAAACTTTATAAATTGGCACGATAACAACCCTATACAAGCTGCAAAAGCTTTCGCAAACCAAAAACAATTTTGGAGTGATTTTTCAATGATATTTAATTCAGACTTTTTGAAACAAAGAAGATCTGGTTTAAAAAATGACGTTAATGCGGATGATATTGCTAGCGCTGCTGAAAATGAAACAAATAAAGCTAAAGCTGTGTTTGCCTCATTGTTAAAAGCAGGTTTCTTACCTACGCAGATAGCGGATAGTTTTGCAATCGCAATGGGTGGAGCTTCATTTATTAGAAATAGAATAAATATGTACGTGGCCGAGGGAATGACTAAAGCAAAAGCTGAAGAGCAAGCTTTTTTAGATTTCCAAGAAATTGCAGAAGAAACACAGCAATCCTCAAGACCAGATAGAATATCGCAACAACAAGCGAGCCCATTAGGACGTATTGTATTAGCCTTTGCGAATACCCCTATGCAATACATGAGATTATCTAAAAAGGCTTTCTTGGATCTTAAAAACGGACGTGGAGACGCTAAAACAAATATAACCAAGATCATATATTATACAGCTGTGCAGAATATTATATTCTCTAGCTTACAAGCAGCTTTATTTGCGGTAGCATTTGATGACGACGAAGAAAAAGCAAAAAACAAAGAAATCAGAGTCGCTAATTCTATGTTAGATTCCATCTTACGTGGAACTGGTATTTATGGAGCTATAGCTTCTACGATTAAGAATATAGTTGCGGAAATTTATACACAAAGTGAAAAAAGCCGACCTGATTATACGGTTGCTGCTCAAAGAGCTTTAAGCATATCTCCACCTATAGATTCTAAGATGCGGAAGATAATGTCTGCAGCTAGAGCTTTTAGTTATAAAACTACTAGAGAGAAAATGGTTGGGTATGGTTTAGACAACCCCGCATATTATGCAGTGGGGCAAATACTTTCAGCAGGGTTTAATTTACCTGTTGATAGATTGATTAGAAAAGCTGACAACATAAGAGTAGCGCTTGATAATGAAACTAAGATGTGGCAATCAATAGCACTAACATTAGGCTACAGCCAATGGGATCTAGGACTGATTGAAAGCGGAAAAAATAAAAAGAGTAATAAAAAAGGCTGGCACAATGTAAAGCGCGGCAGCTGGAAAGACTAAATAATATGAAACCAATAACAGCAGTAGTAAAAGAAAAAGGTGGAGCTAGCACATATCCCACTAATAGAGAAGTTGCTTTAAATGCGGACGGATCAGGTGGTCCTATATATAAGATAGGATTGCAGGGGTTAGGCGCTAAGGGTAACAAAGGTTATCACGTAGGATCTCCTGCGAAAAAGAAAGATGCTTGTTACAGTAAAGTAAAGAGCAGATACAAAAAGTGGCCGTCAGCTTATGCTAGTGGAGCGCTAGTTAAATGCAGAAAAGTTGGTGCCGCTAACTGGGGAAATAAATCTAAGTAATATGGCTTATAAACAAAATTCACCATTTAAGAATCTTAATAGATGGTTTAAAGAGGAATGGAAAACACCTAGTGGTAAAGAAGATTACAGCGAAGGTGAAAACACATTTAGGCCCACCAAGAAAGTATCTAAAGAAACACCAAAAACCTGGAGTGAAGTTACTCCTGAATCCAAAAGAAAAGCCCAAAAAGAAAAGAACACTAAAGGTAGAGTTACCAAATACTAAAATACATGAGCTTACAAGAAATTAAGTTATACGCTATAAACGGCAGCACGCTAGGAGTCATAACCTTTACACAGATAGAGGATTGGTTAAAAATAATATTATTAGTAGTAACTATAGGTTATACCATTGCCAAGTGGTCAAAAGTAAAAGAAGAGGATTAATGAGGTATTTTAAGGTAGAAGAATTTGATTCGCCTGATGAAAAAGGCAGCGGCAGTAAAATGAGTGAAGAGCTTTTAAGTATGCTTGATATAGCTCGTAAAAAGTTTGGTAAACCTATAAAAATAAACTCAGGGTATAGAACAGCCGCACACAATAAAAAGGTAGGTGGAAAACCTTCTTCTTCCCACCTCAAGGGTTTAGCTGCAGATATATCTTGCACTAATTCTATAGATAGATTTAAACTAGAGGGTATATTGAGAGAAGTGGGGTTTAATAGATTAGGTGTAGCTGGTTCATTTATTCACGTAGACATAGACAAAAACAAATCACCTAATGTAATGTGGGTATATTAAAAATTATAATATATAAAAATAAAACTATGAAATCAAAACTAAAGTATTTAATTTACAAATTCAAAAGTACTTGGAATAAATTAATGTATAAATTAATGTTTCACAATTACAAAGACAAATAAAAAAAAGGGCCTCAATTAAGAGACCCTTTTTTTATTATAGTAACTAATAGTTATAACTTTTAGCCTTTAGTAAACACACACGCTTACTTCTGCTTCATATTGTAAACATATATGCTTACTATCCATCACAAGCTAAACAATCTTCACTCATAGCTTGCTGAGCTATATCACCGCGCAAAACAGATTCAGTACGTGTATAGTATAAAGTTTTAACGCCTTTTTTCCACGCATCAAAATGAACTTTATTAAGCCACTTAGGAGTAGCTTCGCTAGGGAATGCTAAATTTAAACTAACTGATTGATCTATGTACTGCTGCCTTAGTCCGGCCTGGGCAATGAGTTCCAGCTGATTGATTTCTTTAAATGTTTTAAAAACTTCTTTAACTGGTATGTCATGCCCCATAGTAGTATTATCCAAAGCATCGATACCCTGTATACTACCTCCGTCTTCCAATATCTTATTCCATGTCTCACTTGTATTTAATTTATGTTTTTTTAATAGTTTAACTAATGTAGGGTTTTTTCTAATAAAAGTACCTTTAGCAGATTGTTCTGTAAAAACATTAGCAGCCCAAGGTTCTATTCCTGGCGAAACATTCCCGCCAAGCTTTGAATTACTAACAGTGGGAGCAATAGCACGCAGGTGAGTATTGCGCATACCAGTACCAACACACCACAAAGGCTCGCCATAAATCTCAGCAAGGGCCATAGAAGCTCTTTCACTTTCAATTTTAATTTGACTAAAAATTTTCCTAGTTTCAAACTGAGCAAGTAAACCTTCAAAAGGTATTCCCTTTTCTTGGAGATACGTGTGCCATCCGAGTACACCCAACCCAAGCGCTCGTCCTTTTGTAGCAGAACGAACGGCATTTTCAAAACCTCTAAGTCCTTTTGCTCTTTGAATAAATTCCTCCATAACGCCATCAAGAAACCATGTGGCGTCGTGTATAAGGTTTGTTCCTTTCCATTCATCATATTTAGCTAAGTTTAATGACGACAAACAGCATACAAAGCTATGATTCTCGTCTGTGTGTAATGTTATTTCGCTACATATATTAGTCATGTGAACCTTTAACCCATTGCCTTTATATGCTGCTGGATTCGCTTTGTTAACATTTCCTTTAAACATAATATACGGTTCTCCAGTTGCTTTTCGCTTTCTAAGTAGTTTACTCCATCTAGTTCTAGCATTCGCATCTCCTTGTTCAAGGCGTCGCATAAACTTATCACCCACAACTGCGCATTGATGTAGGTTAAGTGATTGTCTGTTAACATCTCCTTTAGGTTCTCTAATTTCAAGCCACTCTTCAAAATCATCGTGTTCAATATTGATGTTAACCGATGCTGCTCCTCTTCTGACTGATCCTTGATTAGTCGCGAGTATTGTTGAGTCATATATTTTA